AGCCTGGCGAGATACTGGTCGGTCTTGTCGCTGAATGCGTATCCCGTCTGGGAAGCAGCGGAGTTGAGCAGGTCGATTTTGGACTGGACCGCGTCGATGTCCTCGACTGCGATGTTGAAGTAGTCGGCCTGGTCCACGGTCAACGTCTCCTCGGTCGCGGACACGTCGTCGGGGTCCTCGATGGCGGTTCCCTTGGTGTAGGTCTTCACCGTGGGTGCGCCGACGAGACCGATTTTAACGGTCGAACCCGCGTCGGTGATTTCGCCCTCGTAATCGCGGTTGAAAAACTTGGAATAGACGAGCTCCTTCTCGAGCGCTGCGAGAATTCGAGCGCTCCAGACGGTAGGCACGAACTTGGTTGTAGACATGTGCTTTACCTCTTTCTGTTAAGCGTTGGCGAGAATCTTCTGAACCTCGTCCCAGTGTTTGTTAATGTCCTCGGGCTTCATGTCCCGGAGTTGGTCGAGCGACGTGACCGACGGCATACCGTCCGCCGCCCCGTTTCCCGCAGGCATCTTGTGCGGCGTCTGCTGGGGGTTCTCCCAGATACCGGACTCGTCCGGTGCCGCCAGCTTGATGATGTCGGCGATAGGCATGTCGGCGTTTGCCTGACGGAGCTGGTACGCTTTCGCCTTGATAGCGTCCGCGACGACGGAATTGGCGAACTTCTTGCCGCTCAGCCCCTCGGTGAACTCGGTATCGAAAGCGGCTTTGCTCTTCGCCGCCGCGTCCTCTTCCTCACGCTTCTTTGCCGCCTGCTCGTACTCCGCGAGCTTCGCCTTGAGCGCCTCGGAATCTTCGGCGTTGGCCTTGACCTCTTCCAGCGCCTTGTTGGCGGAATCGAGCGCCGTCTGCATGTCGGTGAGCTTCTTGGTCTTCTGCTCCACCTCGGCGACGGTCTTGTAGTTCTCCTTCACCGCCTTGGCGATGCCCTCTGCCTGCTCGCCCTCGATGCCTGCCGACTTGAGAATGTCCTCGATGTTCTTCATTTCCAACGGCCTTTCTAAGCTTTGTTTTATGTCGGCTCTCCCGACACGGATAGGCGCAGGGATAAAGCCCCCTGCCCGCTACATGTCATTATACAAAAAGCCGCCCATGGGGACGGCTTGCGGCTACTCGGGCAGTTTCTTCGCCCATGCGATGATGTGTTTCGTTACCAGATGGAACACAGCGACCTCAACGAAAATCTTCAAAGCATAGGTCAACAGGGTGTTCTCGATGTTCGACAACGCTGAGTACGTGAGCCCGTAGGCGATGACGGTGAAGACCGCCGTGTCAACGAGCCCGCCGAACACGGTAGAGAGAATGCAGCGGCTGAACAGCCCACGCTCTCCGTCTCGGTCGTGCATCGCCTGCACGACTCTGTCGTTGACGTAGGTGCCGCACATGTACGCCGCCATGGACGCGACCACCATCAACGGGGCTGCGGTAAAGATGGTGGAGAACTCTCCGTTGATGGCGAATTCGGGGTCTGCCGGTAGCCATACGGCCAGCTGCAAGATGATAACGGAAAAGACGTTGCAGAGCATCGCCGCCCGGCGAACTGCCAGCGCCTTTCGGAGCCCGAACACCTCGGCTGTCACATCTGAGAGGATGTAGTCCGTGACGATGGTCACGATACCGCCCCCCAGGGTCAACCCCAAGACCGACTCGTTCTTGATGGCGCACAAGTTGGCCGTCACCAGAGACACCGCCGCCACTGCATAGATGACGCAGAGGAGTGCTGCCCGGTTTCTGGGCAGAAACTTAGTCATGGTTCACCTTTCTCCAGTAATGGTGATAATGCTCTTGCATTCTACGCCCTTCAAGGTAACTTGCCAAGAAAACCTTATCGCGGTTCTCAATGCTCTCCTTCTGGAACGCCTTTGATACCCGTCTGTTCCCCACCCTTCCGTATAGGGCCTGTTGCGCCCAGCTTGAGGAGTCCACATAGTCAAACGGGACTCTGTCAAGTATCTTCTTGCGGGTCATGCCCAGACAATGAACCTTACAGCCGTATGACCACGCATAACGGAGAAATGCCGGGTATTGCTCGTCCCGGATGTCCTCGTTCTTGAAGCCCGTTATCGCCACGGTCCTTCCGCAGTGCGTCTGACACATCTTCTTGAAATTCTCGATGCCCCGGTTCTTGTGCCATACGGGAATGATTTTCTCCGGGCACCCGCACTCGCGTTCTAGGACACCCCTTAGCTTCAGCACGTTCTCATACCCCACGATGTTGTCGATGTCCATCTCGAAGTACCCGACCACGTTCGGCCGGTCGAAAGAACGAATGAAGGAGGCGTAGCGGCGTGTATGTTCTTCGGGGGATACCTTCGCCCCCTTCTGGAATGAATGCGCCCCGCTGTCGACCATAAGGAGCTCGGATAGGTCGCGGATGGTTTCGCCCCATGCAACGTCTCCCTTGACGTACTGATACGACACGAGATTCCAAAGCATCCGGACGGGGGCGGGCTTGTCTACGAATTCATGCTTGAGCATCGTCTTGTTTGCCCCGGTGTCGCAAGACGACAGGAAGATTTTCATTTCACACCCCGACTTCAAAGCTTTTTTCGATGTCCCGTTATCCCCCCCCGAGAGAAATATCCTCATTGCTTCACGAATCTCTCTTTGCTGTCGATATGCCCGCACGCCGGACAACGAAGCTCGACCTTATCCGGTTCCTCGTAATCGTCGAGGGAGATGTTTTCATCGCCCTCGATATCGAACATGCCCTCGCTGTCCGAGAAACCGAAGTCCGAGGCATCGAACACGTTTTCCAGACTGTCCAGCTCAGTCCCGAGCTGAGCGTAGTCCCACCCGGTCATGAGCGCGGTCTGGTTGTCTGCAAGCGTGAGCATACGGCGCTGGGCATCGTCCAAATCGTCCACGAAGATGACCGGGACGGTCTCCATCCCGAGCTTCTTGGCAGCCGCCGCGCGACCGTGCCCGGCCACTATCTCGGCTACGCCGTCCTCGTTGTGCCATGCGAGGATAGGGGAACGGAAACCGAATTCGGAAATACTGTTTGCGATGGCATCGATATTCGCGCTGTCGTGCTTCTTGGCGTTCCCGTCATAGGCTTTCAGAGAGCGGAGCGGGACGTCTACGACCTTCATGTCTTCTTTCCTAACGTTCATCTTTGCCCTTCCAGTAGTTGCAGCGTGCTTGCGGCTGCGTCTCGTGTATGAAATTGGTGTCCCTCGCGCATCGGTATACGGGGTCCCCTGGAGCTTTCCCCCGGCAAGCGACAATCTCGGCGAACTTGCACTCCTTGCACGTCCCCTCATTCATGTTTTTTCTCCTCAATCATCAAATTCAACGGGTTGACTCGCAGGTAAACGCACATGTCGATGAACGTCCCCGCCCTCGGTTGACGCTCTCCCCGCAGGTAGAGCCGAATCGCCTGCCTCGAGACCCCGGCCGCCATGGCGAGCGCCTTGATGGAGACACCTCGCCTCTTCATGGCCGAATCGAGCCTTTTCCCGCTAAGAATCATCGGACTCACCTCGGGAAACGATTCGCCGACCGCATGACGGGCAAAAGTTCATCCACCGTTCGACGGGGTTGTTGCACGCCGCACAGAAATCGGTGGCGCTGGTAACCGGGTCGATGTACCGGGACAAGCGGTACATGATTCGGCACTTGTCCGCGCTCTTCCCGACCCTCTCGGGAAAGAGGGCGACACTCAGCGCCCTCTGGAGCTTCCCCGGTTCCCCGCATTCCCTGCGGAGATAGTCCGCGACCTCTACTCGGCTCGGTAGTTGAGTGGCTTCCATCCCTCTTCGACCTCCAATGCCTCGAACTCGCCCATCGGCTCATCGGTTTCCAGATATTCCCAATGCCCGCCGCGCACGGTAAACGGATAGCTGCGCGGCTGGTACCTTGCCGAGCCGTCTGGCACGTCCTCGGGAACCCAACGAAAGTGGAGCAGGTGTGCATGCGCCTTGCCGTGACACCCGCCCGTGTTCCCGTTCCCGCAGAGCGTTATGGTGGGTTTCTCCACCTCGACCCCGTGGCGGTACATTCTTCCCGCCGACCGATAGACTACGTGATGCTGGTTGAGCGGCCACGCGGCCCCGCATACCGCACACCTGTTCTGCCTGACCGTGCAGCCTTCCATGAGCGGCTTAAGGTACTCGGGCAATGTATCAACCTTCGCCATATCTTCCAACTCCTCTTCTGCCTGCGGGTCCCGCAACCTTCCTATGTGTCGGCCCTCGCGCGTCTCCGTCTTCTGGACTCGCCCGTAGAATCTGGGCGGTAGCTGCCTCTTGCCCATCGGAGCTAAAGGGCTGGCACGTCGCTGGGGATGCGGTTGCAGCGGCCCTCTTTCGGCGACACGTACATGTTCCCGTCTGCATCCTCGTACACGAACATGTAGCGCCCGTGGATGTCAGCCATGCGCCCGGTGTTCTCGATATCCACCACTCGCCCGGTCTTGAACTCGACTGCCTTCATTTGGTCTTCCTTTCCCTTGGTGTCGTAAACTATTGTACAACTACCGTGGTACTTATGCAACAACTTTATTCAAGAAAAAGCGGCCCCGGTCGAGCCGCCCCTTCTATCATCGCTTGCCCGTCAGTACCTCCCTCTCTGTTCGTTTCTTGATTCGACGTTGCGGTACACCTTTTCAGCCTCTTCCCCCGAAACCCCCATGAATTCCAGAAGGTTCACGCACGCTTGCATGCAATCCAGAGCCTCGTAAACGAGGTCATAAGACGCCCCGGTTCCGTTTTCCTGCCATGCACCGAAGACCTCCGCCGCCTCTTCCAGCGGCTTCAGGGCGAGGGCTTTCGCCCCCTCCGATTCCAGAAAGTCCCTTGAGAACGGCTTGATGTCCAACTTCATTTTTCGTCTTCTTATTTGACCTGCAAGTTCCGGGACGTCTCGACACGCGCCCCGCTGACCGTCTCCCCGGCCTTGATGGCCTTGGCGATAGCGACCTTGTCCACCTTGACCGTCTCGACCGTGGTTTTGAACTTGACTGGAATTGACTCCTCGTCCTCGATGATGGTCTTGGATGATTTGCGGAAACTAAGGCGCACCTTGGGGGTGTCCAGCTTGGCCTGCCCGTGCGCGGTCATGCTCCATGCCGCGTACTCCTTCAACTCGTCGAGTCGGTGCTCCTTGGCCTCCCTGCGGGCCTTGAGCGCCTTCTCCTCGGCCTTGAACGCCTCGACCTCGGCGGCGAGGTCTTTGATGAAGAGGCCGACCGCCTCCAGCTTGGCGTCGCGGGACGCCTCCAGTTCCTCCAGCTCGTCCCCGGTGAAAACCTCGCCCGTCTCAGGGTCGAATGCGAACCCGTTTTCGATGACTTGGGCGATGCGCCCGTCGATTTCGTAAAGGTGCATGACACCTATCCTTCCTTCTTGAAGAAATGAACCCATCCGTCGTTCGGGATGTTATGGCTGTCGGGCACACGTCCGGGCACAATCCACGCCAAATGTCCAAGCTCGTCTCTCCACGGCTTCGGGGGGTTGGGGGAGAACCCGAGAGTCTTGAGCAGCCTCTCCGCGTCCGCCCGGCCAGAGCACTGATAGAAGATGTGTCTCATTACCCTTTTGGCACTGTCCAGACTGATGATTTCGATATATTCCATGCCGTTCCTCCAGACCCCGTAGACGAGGCGGTGGGCGTAGTTGTTGGCCTTGCCTAAATCGACTTCGATATCGTCCTTCCTCCCGGCTCTGAGGCAGTACCGGAGAACCTGCCCCAGACTATAGGCCCGAGCCGGGGGCAGACCCTCGACGACGCTCTCGATGATGTCGATTGGCTCGACATCCCGCTCCGAGTACCAGCTCGGACTGTCTACCGTCTCACGCATCGAGAATCACCACCTCCCCGTCTTCCGGCATGTCCTCGACGAGCAGCGCGTCCGTCGTGCCGTCCGTGTATATGATGTCCTCGTCGAGCCTGCCCTCGTCGAGTCTGAAGCCCGTGTTGATGAGACGCCTGTGCGCATCCTTGAAGTCCTCGCACTCCCTGACCTGATGCAGCACCCCGCCGCCCGGCTTCGGCGTGCGGTAGTCGATGTAGAACACGGTCATTCCTCCTCGAAGTCGGTGCGGTCGCACTCGTAATCATCGTAGACGACGTTGTCGCCGAACCAGTCGAGCGCATCGGTGCACGTGACCTGATTGCGGCTCTCGTCCTGCCACTCGGCGAACCTCAGCGAGCAGAAACCGATGTCGTCGCTCCCGTTCAGGTAATGGAAGTGCTTGCAGTATGCGCACTCGCGCGGACATTTCTCCTCGGGCAAGCCGTCCCTCATGGTGGTTTCGATGTTGTTCATCTCGGGGCTCCTTTCTTCCCTCTCGTTGCCTATATCTTACAACTCTTGTGCCACTCATGCAACAACTTTATTTAAAAAAACGGGGGAATCTCCGCGACTCCCCCTACCGCCTAGAACGGGATGTCGTCCTCAATCGCCTCCGCTGCGACCTCGGACGGCGCGCCCGTGCCACGGGCTTGGCTCATGAACTCAATCTCGTCGACGATGACCTCGAGTTTGCTCCTACGCTGCCCGTCTTTCTCCCACGAGCTATAGCGGAGCTTCCCCCCGATGGCCACCTTCGAACCTTTGCCCAGCATCCCGGACAGCTTCTCGGCTCTGGTCCCGAACATGGTGCAGTCAACGAAGTTCGGATAATCCTCCCACTCGCCGGTTTGCGGGTTCTTCCTGCGGTCGTTCACCGCGACGCCGATGGTCAGGACGGCGGTTCCCCCGGCCGTCCGCCTGAGCTCCGGGTCTCGCGTGAGGTTGCCCGAGATGTTGACGCTGTTGATGCCCATTGTCCCTACTCCTTCACAAAGAGAATTACAGCGGCCGCGATGGCCGCGTAGATGATGTATGACATAAACCGGACGTCTTGCGGCCAGCGGTCGCGGTACACGGCGAGGTATAAGGCCCCAACGAAGCACCATGCCGCGACGATGCCCCTGAGAATCATCATGCCAGCCCCTCGACTTTCTCGCGGTTCTTCTCCATGGTTTTCGCAATCCACGTCTCGACTACCCTCTTCGCCGCCGAGACCACTTCGGACGGTGCGCCCTTCCATTGCGTGAACCCCGCAGCCTGGAGCGCTTTGGTCTTCTCCAACGCCTCGAGGATGTCGGCGACCTCCTTCCCGCACAGGAAGGCGTACTCGTTGCACGCTCCCTGAAGGGCGTCCACCTCGGCCTGCGTCGCGGGCTGCTCTGCGACCTTCGGTGCGTGACCCTCGGCAAATCGGTACACAACCTTGCGCGTCTTCTCGTTGACGATTGACAGCGCCGTGATGCGCCCGGCCGTGACCTCTATCGAGTCGACGGCGAATGAGTCGAAGCACTTCCCGTTCTGGATGTTGCAATCCTGCGCCTTCACCCAGATGAAAGGGGCCGTGTACAGCTCGCGCCCGATTCCCCACAGGAACCCGGCGCGCTTCAACGCGTCGGAGCTCTCGCCCTTGGCGGCTTCCATGTTGCTCTCGGTACCGGCCGCCTGCTTGGAGACCCACTCCCCGCGAGCCTCGTCATAGAGGCTCAGCGTGCAGTTGAGAACCCCCTTGACCTCTTCGTACCGCACCTGCCAGTTCATGGGTCCAACGGTTTCGTCAAGCAGCGCCATGTCGGTCCTCGAGGTCTTGTAGAGCAGCAGGCTCAGACCCTTACCGCTCTTCGAGACCTGACCGATACGACACTCGACCTCATCCGGCCTCAGCGCTCGGAACATTCTACCTCACCCCCGCGATGATGTCGTCGTACGCCGCCGCTATGATGCCGAGCGCCACGTCCCTTTCGGCGTCGGTCTCGGCGGCGTTCATCTGTTCGATGCCGTGGCCGATGGTGTGCAGGTCGACCACAATGTCCGGCTGGAAGTGATGCGCCCTCCCATGCTCAACGGAGAACCTGAGCGGGTCGAGCGCGATGACGCGGCGCTCCGTCTCCCATCTGTACAGAATCTCGCCGACCACCTCCATCGGGTCCGACGTGTCCAGCCCGGCGAGGTCGGAAAACTCGGGAAAGCTGTCGGCCTCGGCGTAAGCGTCCGCCAGCCAATCGATATCGCTCATCGCAGGCCCCCGTAAATCTCATCCAGCGTGTAATGCTCTCCCGTGGCCTCTTCCAATGCGTCGCGGATGCGTGTCGCCGTCCTCGGGCTGCATGCGCACGAGCGCGAGCCGACCGCGATGCGGTTGAACATGGTCCGCTCGATTCCGGCCCTTTCAGCCGCCTCGGTCACCGTGCCGTAGTGGTCGATGAGCTTCCGGCAGATGTTTTGTATCGTGACCATCTTACCTCCCCAGCTGTACATGGAACTTGTCGACAATCTCGACGCTCACGCGGCTGTCCACGGTACGGCGCTCGATGACGCCCTCGTCCTCCAGCGCTCGGAGATAGGCCGACACCCTCGACCTGCTCGAGCATCCGAGCGGCCTGAGGGCCTCGCCCATCTCCCCGTATGAGAACGGCTCACCGCCCCTCGCGGCAAGCCACGCGATGACCACGCCGAGCGTGGCCGGGCGCACGCCCTCGGCCTCTTCAAGAACCCTCGCGTCGACCTTGACCGATGTGTCGCCGACGCCGAACGTATAGAACACAGGTGCTCCCTTCTCTCGTTCACCTTGTGCCCATTATAACACGAAAACGGCGGGGGACACCGGACTTTCTCATATGACCGTCCGATATATGTTCGCTGCGTCCGCGCCACGCCGGACCGTGTTCCGCACGTGCCAGAGCACGCCGCGCCCCTCAAGGCGGCGCACGGACCTCACCACGGCCGCCTCGCTCAGCCCCCACAGCGACGAAAGCTCCCTATACGAGGCCCTGAGGCCGGAATCGCCCTCGTACGCCCTGACGGTCGCGTAGATGAGCAGGTCGGCCCCCTTGAGGCCCATCTCGACCATGTCGCTTTCGATGGCCACGTCCTCGACCCTCACCGTACCGCCTCCATGACGCTCCTGTACTCTTCCTCGGTAAG